CATAATGCGCACTTAGCTATAGCTACTTTAAGGTCGCCAAGCCACAACGCAAACATGCCACAAATCATTGAAATACTTGATAATCCTAGCCCGTTAAACTTTTTTGCAATGTTTTCCCACATTCCTTTTATGTGTGGATTTTCGTTGCGATCAGCGTGACATCCCAACAAAGCTATCTCTGGGTCAATTCCTGAATTCTCCGCTAGAAAAACTGCTTCTGAATCAGATATATAGCGTCTTCCTTTTCGCATTTCGCTGATTCTGGACGCGTTTACATTCAAATCATGTGCGATTTGCTTGTCTTGTACGTAGTTTTTCGCCTTTTTGTAGGCATCTAACAGCTCACTTTGATACATGGGACTACCTCCGTTTTCTTGATTTTAGCTTAGTAGTTACGGAAATTCGCATCTAGCAATTACGAAAATCCGTAATTACACTTACGACAAATCGTAATTAAGACCGCCTTGGCTTGGGGCGTTTGCCCTTGACGCTTACGTCTTGGCTTCGGCGGTCGCTCTCAACTAGTCAAGGTGTTGCAATGAAAAAACTTTCTACTGAAAATGCGATCATTATCGATACAGAAACTACTGGTTTAGGTTCTCAAGCAGAAATTGTCGAGTTCACTGCTATCTGCGCTCACACTGGCAAAGTTATCGTGAACGAACTTGTTAAACCTACATGTTCGATTCCTGCTGACGCAACGGCTATTCATGGCATCACCGATGAAGACGTTAAGGATGCGCCCGACTTTCATTTAGTCTTCTCAAACCATTTTCTTCCGCTTCTTAACGGTCGTCCAATCATCATCTACAACTCAGATTTTGATACGCGCTTAATTATCCAATCTTTGGATAAGCACTGTAACGCTGCTTACGTCCAATCCGTTCACGATTTGTTTTTCAAGTTCTGTGTTCCTCAGTGCGCAATGCTTTGGTATGCAGAGTTCTTTGGTGTTTGGAATGAACACCATGAAGATTACAAGTGGCAATCACTTTCCAACGCTTGCGCTCAACAGAATGTTGATGTGTCTGACTTAACGGCGCACCGTGCACTGGCTGATTGTGAAATGACTCGTCGATTGATTCACGCCGTTAACTCACAGATTGAAAACCAAAACAATCAAACCTGTGACAGCGTCACTAAGACTAGTTCAGAGGCTTAATCCATGAACGAAGCTCAAATCATCTATTACGACTTGCTGCCTGACTACACGGTTTCTGTGTTGGTTAAAGGTTGCGACGAATGGGATTTGCTTAAATCCATGTCTCATCTTGAGTCTTGGGCTTCGTCTCAGTTCGCTTCTTATGAGTTGGTGTCCATCACCAACACGACCGTTGAACAACGTATCAATTTGGGGGTGTTCGATGACTACTGCAACTAACATCCTTAAAAGTTTCGATGAGCAAAGCGTTCATATTGATTACCTGTGTTTTACGTTTGCGGTGAAAGACTTACGTCATTGTCATGATGCCGTTCGTCGATTGCACAAGCATGAGGAATACAAAGGCTTTGCCAAATCTGGACTGTTACAGCGTCACTGTCGAGCACCTAAGTTCCCTGCTCCACCTGTGTTTAATCCGACGGTTGCTAAGACGTCAGAAGACATTGAAGCGTACAACAAAGCGTTTGATATCTGCTATCGCAATTACTTGGAAGATTGCTTACGTATCTTCACCAATCAAGTGCTTGGTTTGTCGCTGTCAGCGCCTCGCGGTTTGGGTTTCCAGTTCTACACCGAATCCATGAAATTGACTTCGCCAGATGGTGAAGACTTCTGCGGTTTCGTTGGTATCGGCGGTAACAATGACACGGTGCATTTCCAAATCAACGGAACGGGATGCAAGCATGTATTTGCCCGTCGTCCTACGTGGTCGCTACATGACTGGCTGACCAATGTGCTTGGTGTGCAAACTTTGGCGCGTGTTGACTTGGCCTATGACGATTACGACGGGATTTTTGATTGCGAATACGCTTACAAGGCGTGGCGTGACGACTGTTTCCGCACCGCAGAACGTGGTCGTGGCCCTGTACTTCATGAAGATATGACCATTGCCAGTATCGGCAAAGATGGCAAACCGATTTACACCAAAGAGCAATACTCGATTGGTTCGCGTACCTCGCGCATTTACTGGCGTATCTACAACAAGGCTCTTGAGCAGAAACTCGCGAACACTGGCCTTGTCTGGTACCGCTCTGAAGTCGAGCTGAAAAAATGGAATGTTGATGTGTTGCTGAATCCAGCTGGCGCGTATGCCGCACTCAATGATTTTGCTGCATCAATTTCTACTGCAAAGAAATTCAATACCAAACCTGTCCCGACTAAACGCGCGGCGTTAGACCTGTTGGCCTCTGCGCACTGGATGCGTCGCCAGTACGGGAAAATTCTGAACTCTTTAATCGAATTCCATGAGGGCGACATTGAAACCGTGGTCGGTTCCCTTGTCCGTGATGGAACTAAATTCACCTTCCCCGATACCTACGGCAAGTTGGTGACTCACATATTGGAGACTTAACAAATGGCTAAATCCGTTTTTGTACTTGGCATGGATATCACTTGGAACTCAGCACGTGGCGACAGTGCTCAACTGAACGTGTCACGTCCTCTACGTGAAATCAACTCGGAGAAATTCAAACGCCGCACTATCGGTGAATCGGGTGATGTGAATCCCCAATGGGATCAACCTTTGATGATTGACCATGAATATGCCCTGCTTCTTGAGCGCACTGGTGCTCTTGTTCCTCGCCGCGAATACCAATTGCGCTTGGAGATTAATCCAGAAGACCCATTAGCGGGCGCTATCGTGACTGAGCTTATTCCAGTCGACCAAGAAATTAAGAAGCACTTCGAGGCTTCAATGAAACCCGTTCAAGGCTAAAAAATGTCTGTATGCGTCACCGTCGTTAACCAGTATGGCAATTTGAAAGCAACGAAAACGCCTGTTGCGGATTGCCAAGAATACGTGCTGATTTCGGCGGTGGACTACCAAGAATATAAGGAACCAGTCCTCTTCAACGGTGACTTGTTCCTGTATGTCAGTGGCGTGCTCTTGATCAACATGGTCGTTGGTCACTGGGTGGGTCGTGTTGTTCGCCTTATGAGTAAAAGGTAAATCTTATGAAAAAACTAGAACTTGTTGTAAATAACGTAAAACACGCAGTAGTAAACAAAAAGACCGCAGCTGGCGCTGCTCTTATGGTCGCGTCTGTCTCTCCGGCGTTCGCTGAAGTCGATATCACGGGCGCAATCAACTCTGCGGTATCCGGTGGTCAAGCTAACGTATCACTGGTTGTGGCGGGGCTGATTGGTATGGCTGCACTGGGCTTTGGTGTGACCATGGTTGTTGGCTTCTTACGTCGCTAACGGTTCACCTCTATGCCTCCTTTATCGGGTAATTTACTTGGAGATGTTCTCGCTATCGTTCTAGGTGTTGCCTTTGCGGGGGCATTCCTCCACGGCTTTGTGAGTGGCATCAATACTCACTAATCAATAGATAAAGGGGGCTTCGGCTCCCTTTTTTATTGGTTTTATACAATGAATCACTATCTCCGTTTTTTTATTGCCCTTGTTATTCTGTGTGCTAGTAGTCATACGTCTGCTTTAGAAGCTCGTATTAGTCATATGCAAATGAGGGGTTGTGGCTCTCAAGGTGATTGGGTTGACCCTTACAAGGTGAATACTTGTTTTTTGGATACTGGGTATTTCGACTCATGCACATTTGAGAAGACATCATATGCTAATGCTCGCGATCCCTATCAAACGGTTTGTGATAATGGGCTCGGTCTTTCTTATTCTGAGGTTCGTTGTCCAGAAAATAGCGAATTTGATCCCGCAACCTTACGTTGTAAATCGGTCTGTGAATATGGTGAGAACCCTGACGGCTCATGTATGGATGCTTGCCAGTTCAAACAGTCCATTGGCGATACGGTGAAATTGCATTGGCATCCTGCGGTCTACGGCGAACTGGTGACGGGCGCGTGCTACGGTGACTACGGTGCGACTCGATGTGAAATGACCAAAAACGAATCCACCATTATTTGTACTGGCGTTCCTGATGGACAGTACACACCCGACTCTCAATGTTCTCTCAAGTTCGCTTTCACTGGACGTCAGTGTGAAGGTGGCACACTTTTCTGGGGCGTGAATGGGCCAGATGAACCCATCATTCCACCGGATACGCCAGAAGACCCAACTCATGACCCTGATGACCCAACAGGCGAGATTGAAGACCCAAGTGTCCTACCCGATGATTCAACCAACACGGTCAATCCCGGTGTCGTTGATGATAAACCGGACGTAGAAGACCCTGACACGGATGAATCGACAGACACGGCAGTCCTTTCTGCTATTAAAGGGCTTAACGTGGATGTGAACAAAGGCATTCATGATCTTAACGTCGATATCAACCAGTCACACGCTGACATCACCAACGCGGTGATTGATGTGAAAGGCTCTTTGGTCGATAACACCCAAGCCATTCAAGAGCAGCAAATCAATGACAACAAGATTTATAACAACACCAAGGCACTCATCCAACAGGCCAACGGCGATATCACCACGGCGGTGAACAATAATACCAACGCCACCATTGGTATTCGTGACGATTTAAAAGGGCTTGGTGATTCCGTGGGCGAACTCGATAGCAGCTTAAATGCGATTGAGGGTCTATTGACTGGCTCAGAGTTTGGCACACCTACGGGTACCGCTATCACTGGCGAAATCTTCACGACAGAAGACTTTGCCAACCTGCAAACCACGATAGATGAAAAAGCCGAATCCATTCAAGGCTATGTGGATGATATCAAAGGCTTAATCACTATCGGCACCAACTTCAATAACGGCACATTGAGTGACAAGTCTTTCAATATCAAAGGCGCAACCGTTGAATCAGGACTACAGCGTTTTGATGCGGTATCGGGCTACGTGCGCCCTGTCGTGCTGTTCATTTGTGCCTTAATCGCCCTTTGGGTTCTGTTTGGTAATCGGAGTAAATAACATGGAATACATCTACTCAGCATTAGAGTTTATTGCCAACATTGGGCAAACCTTTCTCGACTTCTTTGATGTGGCGATTGAATGGATAAAGAACGCGTTTGAATACGGCGCGATGTGGCTTATCTCGGTATGGCTCGATATCAAGATTGCCTCGATACAAATCGCGCTCAAGATTGCGCAGCTGCTGCTCGAAGAATATGGCGTCTATACGCTTGTCGAAGACCGCTTTAATGCGCTTCCCTCTGACGTCCGTTATATCTTGACCGAATACGGCGTCACCTCTGGGCTACGTGTCATCTTTGATGCGTTCGCTACGTCTTTAGTTATGCGTTTCTTTAACTGGTGATTGAATGGCTACTTCATTTCGATACGGTCACGGTGGCTCTTACAAATCGGCTTGCGCCGTGTGGTTTGACTTACTGCCTGCACTGCGTGAAGG